AAGGATATCAGTCGTACGCTAGCAATATGACTGACATGGATATTTTCTTTCTACGGACTATCAAAGATTGGCAATGGTAGACTCACAACTGATTAAGTCATGAGTCATAGACTAGCGAAACTTACGCAATGTGACAAACAGAGTAGCTAATGCAATTGCACTAACTACTAGGAATGACACGATTAACATATCTTGCACTAGTAATATTGATTGGTAATCCATGATAGCTCCTTAATTGATAACTACTGTATCTTCACTTGTTGTGAGATTTGCGACCTACTGAGGTTTGATTAGTAGTTAGATTGATAGTAGTGCAAATAGCATGACTACTGATGTAACGAACAGTATGAATACAACTCCTTCTAGTAGACTAGTTAGGAATATGTTTAACTTCATGACTTAGCTGGTCTGCCAACTTTCTTCTTGGCAACACTGTGAGCCTTTCTGAACTCATTTAAGTTATGTTCTGATTCTAACATAGCAATCTCTACTGACTCATCGAGAGCTGTATTGATAATCTTGAATGATTGTCTGGTTGTAGTTTTAAGTCCATCATCACTTACGACTAATGATACTAATTCAGCAGTATCCTGAACTGTTTGGCCCATGGCTGCTACTGTATTGCCTATTACTGAAAATATTCTCACAATTTACTCCTTAATTAAAATTGATAAATGATAATCTCATATAAGAGACCACAACAGCTCCCGCTGTGGATGACTATCTGGTGACGAATTGCGTGTAGAGTGTAAAGTGTAAAAAACAAACCAGGAGAACCCTGTTCTTTAGGGTTCTCTTGGATTGTAGTACACTAAGCTAGAGTTAGATCGAAATCATCCTCATTTTCATCAGACTCTTTATCATACGCAAGTCTCTGACGGAACTCGATTTGGCCTGACTCTAGTAGCTCAAGGAAGTTAGGCTCAATCTGCATATACTGGTTGGAAGGAAGGTCATCATCAGTATTAAAGTGGCCGACTTGCTTGCCGTCTTTAACTAGGAATGCTTCAGTGATAAACTTACGGACGTTGTTACGGACATAGGATTTCTTTGCCATTATTATTCTCCATTAATTATAAGATTGTTTTGGTTATTAACCACAATGGCTCCCGCCATTGCTCTACTGGCTTTGGGTAGTAAATATAGAAACAAATATATAAATAAATAAAGATAGTTAAATAGAAACGCATAGGGGGGGTATACCCAAAGTCAGTGACCTGACACTCTAAGTTATGCACCCGTAGTAAATTGTGTAATTTCTCTATAGAAAAAGTTAGCATGCTTAGTCCCTTGGATCTCTAATGCTATTCTAAGGCGACAAGACTCTCTCACGCAGTGAGAAGAGGCTTGGAGCTATATAAAAGAATCCTCTTAAGAAGGGAAGCGCTACAAGTACTATTGCGAAAGGACCAAGGTTATCTGGGGAGTTAACTTTTGTAGTCCAGAAGTTATCTGTGGAGTTAACTTTTGCTAATTAGTTTACCTGCAAGGGGATACTACTGTATACTTCCCCTATCGAGTGTACTTTCAGGGAGAACAATGCAGACACCTTATACTGCGGGCTGGGCCAAGATACCGTTGAACAACTTAATTGTTGTCAATGAGCTTATTGGATCATCGTCTGTATTCAGTGTTTATTGCTGCATGTTTAAGAAGCTACCACTCAATGGTGATAATGTTTGCAATATTACTCAAGCAGAGATATGTGAGACGCTGGACATTAAGAAGAGCTATGCGTCACGTTCTGTTAAGAGGCTGATAGATTTGCAGGTTATAGCTAAACATTCAAGTAAGCACTATATGCTGAATCCTCAGTATACGATACGTAACGTCAATGATGACTATTTTAATCTAGCAGACAAGTTTGAGAAACTGCTTAAGGAGAACGACAATGCCGACAGCTGATAAACAGCATTTTATTATTGTAGGTTACGAGCTGGGTGCGGGGCTGGCGGGGGGTAATTTGCATGAGACGGTGGACGTGGTGTGTGACTGCTTACATCCTGATAACAGCGTGGACGCTGCGATTGAGGACAGGATTTCTAAGAAAGACATCAAAGAGCTCATAGAACAGCAGTTTATAAAACGAAGAGATAATTGCTATATTGCAAATCCTTTGTTGATATACTGCGTTGATGATGATTATTTCTTGGATGAGAAGCGTTACGCTGCACAGATTAAAGCAATTAAACTTTACTATGGGATAGAACGATAATGGAATTAGTTAAAGAAGGAAGCTTGTCAGTTCTAACAAAGGAACAGCTGCAAGGCAGCATGAACAAGAAGTTTAGGCACAATGTTACTGATGAGATGATTAACTTCATTAATGCAACCGAGGGCGATGAGTTTAGGTCAGTCTATAAAGAAAACCTTATTGGCTTTGCTGATGTCATACAAAACGGTCGCTACAAGATGGCGGACTACATTAACGCTGTTAAGTTTGTTAGTTATAAGTTAATCGGGGACTCTAATACGATAGCTTACGCTAAAACCTTTCCTGATAGATACCAACGATTAGTAGATAAGAACACGCCTGCGAAAACGATTTCATCGTTTTCTACGGCTTATAATAAGGGTGACTTAGTTCATAAGATATTAGAAAGGACTTTAGTTCCAGTTCATATTATTAATATGGATGTACACCAAGAAGCAATTAACACTCAGGCGGATCTCATGCGTAATGCTAAAAGCGAGACTGTGAGGCAAAAAGCTGCCGAGTGTTTGATAATGCAGTTGAAAGCTCCTGAAGCGGCAAAGATAGAAGTAGATGTTAGTTACAGTAACTCGTCTATCGATGAGCTTAGGGAAACAACCCGGGCGTTAGCGCAGCAACAACTTAAAATGATTCAAAGTGGTGCTGTAACAGCAGAGCACATTGCGCATAGCGATATCATCGCCAGGAAGAAAGGCGATATTGAAACAGAATATGAGGACGTTTCTAATGAAAAATCTTAATATACTAGTAGTAGCGCTACTCCTGACAGGGTGTGGCACCTTCAATTCCTTATCCTATCCTCCAAATACTTTGTGTGAACCTAATGAGCAATTGTTAATATGTAATTCTTCAGACTTAACAGAGTGTGATGGATATCTAAAAGACAAATCACTTATAATACTTGAGGAGATAGAGTTATGAATAAAATAAAAAAGCATGTACCTGTTCCTGCTAAAAAATGTGTACACTTGTTTAAATGCATGTGGAACAAAGATTGTGAAAGTTTAGCAAAGAGTGAACTTTACCTAATGTCACCCGAAGAGCTAGAAGCTATGGGGCGTTCTCGCGGAGTTGAGTTAGATAGACGTAAGACAAAAACAAATATAGTTAACGACTTGTACGAGGCAATGTGAAATTAGTAAAGAAGACAGTTGACGAATGGCTAAATAGTATTGACTATACTGTTGATCCCAATTATGTACCTAGCGAATTCGCATTAGAGTTCGTTAGCTTCATAAAGCTAGTTAACGGTGAGAGAGGAGAAGAAAACAAGACTCCTGTTATTCACTACAAGATGTTAGACAACATTACCGGCAAAACACAGAACACAGTTAACATGTGCTCGCGTGGATTAGCGAAGACAACGATCTTATCTGAATACCTAATCCTATATTTAGCCGTGTATGGCTCTATTCCAGGGTTTGGCGATGTGGATTATGGGCTGTATGTGTCTGATTCTATAGAAAATGGTGTAAAGAAGATGCGTTACAGGCTAGAAAGACGCTGCATGTACAGTGAATTCTTAAAAACCTACATAGATTCTTTTAGATTTACAGATATTAGGTGGTACTTTAAGAATAAACAAGGAAAAGAGCTGGTTGTTACTGGTCATGGTGCTAAAACTGGTGTTCGTGGAACGGTAGAACTAAACACAAGACCACAATTAGCTATGCTAGACGACCTGCTGTCTGATGATGACGCACGTTCGCCCACTATTATTGACAGTGTGGAGAATACGGTCTACTCTGCTATTGATTATGCATTGCATCCAAAGAAACGTAAAGTAATTTGGTCAGGAACTCCCTTTAATGCTAAAGACCCTTTGTATAAAGCTGTTGAATCTGGAGTATGGCACGTATCCGTGTATCCAGTGTGTGAATCATTCCCGGTTAGCCGTGAAGATTTTAAAGGCGCATGGGAGGACAGATTTAATTATGACTATGTTAATGAACAATATCAAAAGTCTAAAGGCGCTGG